AATATAGGAACAGAACGATTGTCATCACAACAGGCACATCAAACCAGGACAGCATTCTCACTAAATAAACAAGATGCCTCTCGAATCGTAGACAGAAGCAGCATTGTCATTGCCCATGCGTATCGCCCGGTCGAGCGCCATGATGGTTGCGATTGCGCCGTCGATCTTCTCGGTTGACTTCTCCTTGTCGGCCTTGATGTTGCCTGCCGGGTCGGTGCGGATGAAGATGTTGTCCATCATCCAGCGGAGAACCGGATGCCCGCCGTGCGCGATTTTCTTCTCGAGCACGAGCTTCATCAGCTCCTTGGTCGGAGGCGACATGTCTTTGAATCCCTGTCCGAAGGGAACAACGGTAAAGCCCATGCCTTCGAGGTTCTGGACCATCTGCACGGCTCCCCAGCGGTCGAAGGCGATCTCGCGGATATTGAACCGTTCGCCGAGGTTCTCGATGAACTTTTCGATGTAACCGTAATGGATGACGTTTCCCTCGGTGGTTTCAAGAAATCCCTGCTTCTGCCAGAGGTCGTATGGAACGTGATCGCGCCGGACTCTGAGGTCGAGCGTATCCTCTGGCACCCAGAAGTACGGGAGAACCACGTACTTGTCGTCCTCATCCAGCGGCGGGAAGACCAGCACGAAGGCGGTAATATCCGTAGTGGACGACAAGTCCAAACCGCCGTAGCAGACGCGGCCCTCAAGGTCGTCCTCGTTGACAGGGAAGGCGCAGGCGTCCCATTTGTCCATCGGCATCCATCTGACGGACTGCTTCACCCACTGGTTGAGTCGGAGCTGCCGGAAGGCGTTCTCCTCACCGGGATTCTGCTTCGCCGACTCGCAGGCGGCCTTCACCTTGTCGATGCCGACCGTGATGCCGAGCGACGGATTCGCTTTCTTCCAGACCTTCGGATCGGTCCAGTCCTCGGATTCGTCTGCGCCGAAGATGACCGGGTAGAATGTCGGGTCATGCTTTCTGCCGTTCATGATGTCGAGCGCCTTCTGATGCTGTTCGTAGCAGATCGACTGCGTGTCGTTTCCTGCGGTTGTGATCAGGAAGAACAGCGGCTGCATCCTCGCGTCGCCGGAGCCTTTCGTCATGACGTCAAAGAGCTTCCGGTTCGGCTGTGTGTGCAGCTCGTCGAAGATCACGCCGTGCGTATTGAAGCCGTGCTTGTTCGCCACGTCGGCGGACAAGACCTGGTAGAAGCTGTGCGTCGGCAGATATTCGAGGCGCTTCTGAGATTCGAGGATCTTCACGCGTTTGCTGAGCGCCGGGCAGAAGCGCACCATGTCGACCGCGACGTCAAAGACGATCTTGGCCTGATTCCGGTCGGCTGCGCAGCCGTAGACCTCGGCGCGTTCCTCGCCGTCGCCGCAGGTGAGCAGCAGCGCAATGGCCGCTGCGAGTTCCGATTTGCCTTGCTTCTTGGGAATCTCCACATACGCGGTGTTGAACTGTCGGTAGCCGTTCTCCTTGATTACGCCGAACAGGTCACGGACGATCTGCTCCTGCCAGTCGATCAGCTCGAACGGCTTTCCGGCCCACGTGCCTTTGGTATGGCAGAGCTGCTCGATGAACAGGCAGGCATAGTCGGCGAGGTTCTCGTCGTAATGGGAGGTCTTCTCCATGAACCGCGTGACCTTGTATTTCTTCAATTTCCGTACTGCCAATGGAAAATCACTCCCTTCATGGCAAAATAAAAGACCGCCGAAGCGATCTGCGTAATTTCTATCAGTACGAGAGCGAGAGCCGTTCTCAGGCTCTGCTTTCGGAATATTCAAATTCTGGTGTTGCTTAGTTGTACTGCTTCATGAGCACCGCGTAGGCGAGCTGGCTTGCTTCGTCTTCGGGCTCGATGTCCCAGCCGCGGTCGTAGTTCAGTGTGACCTTGCCGCCCACACGCAGCTCCATCTTGGAAATGCGTCCGCCGTCGATTCCGTAATCCTCGGAAGGCTCGTCATAGTGCTTTACCCAGTATTTAACGACTGTGCCGTCAATCAATAAGCTGCCGTTTGTCCACATGGTCAGGCCTCCTCGCTGATGATGAATTCGATGCCGTTCCTGCGTTCCGGCTCCTTGCTGCCGAAGCGGTGGTCGTCGGCTCTGGTGACGGTCTTGAGTCCGTTCATCCGGCAGCCGAGGTTTGTCAGTCCGTAGATTCCGTCCATCAGGCCGGTGCTCTGGTCGGTCACCACAATTGCCTTGATTCCGGCGTTCCGGAGCGTTTCAACGAAGTCGGCCAGCTCGTAGTCCCAAGGCAGGTCGTCGGCCTCGAAGGCATCCGCGCCGTTCCTGAGACTCCGGTCGTAGAGGACCAGCGCCTTGTTCTGACCGGCGGTGAATGGGTACGGGAATTCCTCCTTTTCGCGCCTGTCAAAGGCCTTGACGCCGTCCCAGTTATCAGCGGCGATCATGGCGTCGCGTTCCTTTTCGCGGATGGCCTGCGCCTCGTTGTAGGCGATCGCCGTGTTTCTCATGTGTTCGAAGTAGGTGTTCTTTTCCATCGTGCGTTCCTCCTGATTTTCGCTTGTTTTCTGTGCCTTTCGGCATGTATATACATCACTCTTTCGAGGGTATATAGCAAGTCAATTCGGCCAGATAAATTGATAAATTTCTGTGTCTGAAAATCAGGATTCCTGCGTTTCGCCGGTCATAATGAAATGCACATATTCGCGGCGGTGATCCTCAATGTAGAGGACTAATTCGTAGTATCCGGAATCGAACGCCAGCCGCTGAACCTCGAGAATCGATAGCATATTGACCTTGCCCGTATCTCGGATGGCCATAATCTGTTCGCGTACTTTCTCGTCCATGTCATTCCACCACCTTCCGCACGATGTCCTCGCCGTAGATCACGTTGAGGCCGCTGCCGTTGTCCCAGTGGACCAGCAGGCTGCCAGTGTCGTCGATGCCGTAGACGGTGCCGCGGGTTCCGGCAGGTGGAGCCTGAATGTCATCCATGCGGACGAGCTCCACGCGCGTGCCATCTGGGTAGGTTTTCTTCAGCTGTTCAAGCTGCTCCGGTCTGATCATCCTCATGCCTGCACCTCCTTGTTCTCAGCGGCTTCCTCGGTTGTTTCCTTCTTAGGAACGCCGTTCTTCCAGCTTGAGTTGCCCTCGAGGTTCTGGAGCAGGATTTTCCGTTCCTGCTTGTACTCGCTGCCGATGAATCCGAGCCGGAGCAGGAAGCAACGGAATGCGTACTTCTCGTTTGTGACCGGTGTCTCAGTCGAGCTCGCGCGTTTCAGATTCTTGGAGAGCTTGCAGAGCTGAGCGATAAACATCGTGTAGGCTCTGGTTTCATCCGGCGTGGGCAGTTCCTTGAACCAAGGGAAGGCGATCTTGTCGTCCCGGATCTCGAACCGCAGGTCGTCGATGCCGAGCGCCTTCTTGATGAGCGTTCCCTTGGCCTCGAGGATGTTGGTCAGCGTTCCGACCGCGACCTTGTCGAGCGGAAGTTCGACCGTGAGGCCTGTTTCATCGGTTTCCGGCGCTTCCTCGGCGTCTTCCTCCGGCTCCGGTTCCGCAGGCTCCTGCGGCTCTGGCTCGAATCCTGCGGCGGCGATGGCATCGAGGACCTTCTCGACTTCTTCGGAATCCGCCATGTCGTCGAACTCGAGTGCGCCATCCTTGGTGACGGTGAAGCAGTCGATCTCGTAGTTGCAGGTTGGCATCTTCATGTAGGTGGCCTTGGCTCCGGTGGTGTCGGAGATGACCTTGACCAGTTCTTTTCTCTGTGCTCCTGTTACGTTGTAGTTGATTCGCATTGTGTTTACCTCCTTGGTATGCGTTTGTCCGGAAGGCCCTGTGCCTTTCGGCATGTCTATACATCACTCTGAAGGCCTGTAATAGCAAGCGAATCTGCGATATTTCTCCGGTAGAAAATAAGCCGATTATCAGGGCATGAAACTGTGCTTAGTACACAAAGGAATCAGACTTCGTCGACTCTCCAGAAATCAAAAAATGCGCTACTCTGAGATAACTCCTCAAAGCGCGCACTTCTATCTGCAACATTGTTTTTAATCCATTCTGGGGTTCTCCCGACATCGTTATAACGGCCATATTGCCCGAACATACAGAGCATTCCGACATTCCTTGCCATGACGGCATCTTCGAAGGTGTCGTAATAGCCCAGATGAATCTCATGCTGATTGACTTTGATCCTTGCACGGAACTTGTGCCGCGAAGGATAATAGCTGACTCCGCTTACTCCAGATGTGTTGTTTTTCTGGAGCGGTTGATTCATCTGATTCTGTTGGTGGGTGCAATATCGGATGTTGCATCTGCGATTATCGAGCGTATCAAGATTGATGTGATCAATTTCAAATCCATCTCTATGTTCGAACAAGTAATCGTGGAGAGCGCGTCCGTTGCAGTCAATTACGTAGAAACCGGAAGAGTGTGGTCCTTTGCTTCCTATATAGAAATTGATGCCATTGATTGCTGCAAGCATGTCTGCGTCGAGGACAAAGACTTCGCCGCTGGGCAATTCGCCATAAGCTGTAGTTCCATCATCCGAGAAGTTGTATTTCACATTACTCATCAACAGCCTCCATCATTTCAAGCGCCTGTTCGTATGTGTATTCCTTCCCGTCACGGACGAGCTTCACATCGCTTGAATCTTCATTATGTGAATGCAGGTAACGGACGACGGCTACATCTACATATTTGGGTTCAAGCTCCACGCCATAGCATATGCGTCCGATCTGGTCGCAGGCGATGAGCGTTGAGGCGGAGCCGAGGAACCCGTCAAGCACGAGTCCGTTTGTCGCGGTGCTCTGTTCGATGAGGTAGGCGATGAGCGGCACGGGCTTGCTGGAAGGGTGTCCGAAGCCGTCCTCTTTGGAGTTCTTCACGCCGTCGAATTCGAATACGGCTTTCTGCTTCTGGTCGCCGTACCATTTGTGCTTGCCGTCCTTGCGCCAGCCGAAGATGATCGGCTCCATGTTGAACTTCCAGTCGGTGCGCATGAGCGGAGCGCGCGGCTTCTTCCAGATGAGTCCGGCTCCGACCTTGAATCCGGCGTCCTCGAAGGCGTCGTAGAACACGCGCGCCTGCATGGTCGCATAGAACTCGTAAATCGAAGCGTCGTCCGCCATAGCGTTCTTGAAATTAGAGAAACATTTCATCAGGAAGTCATAAGCCTGCGTTCCCTTGAGGTCGTCGTTGGCAATCTTCCCGGACGCATTCTCCAGGTTGACGAAGTACGGCGCGTCGGTGCAGACGAGGTTGACCTTCTTGTCGCCGAGCAGCTTTGCGAATGTTTCCGGGTCGGTGGAGTCTCCGCAGACGACCGTATGCTTCCCGATATGCCAGAGGTCGCCGGGTTTTGAGAAGCACGGCTTTTCCAGTTCCGCATCAACATCGAAATCGTCCTCCTCAGCCTCTGTATCGCTGCCGAGCAGCTTCTCCAGCTCCTTGTCGTCGAAACCGAGCAGGGAGAGGTCGAACGCGTTCTCTTGCAGGTCAGCTAATTCGACGGACAGCATTTCCTCGTCCCATCCGGCGTTCAGCGCGAGCTGGTTGTCGGCGAGTATGTAGGCGCGTTTCTGCGTGTCGGTCAGATCTTCGGCGAAGACGCACGGGACGGTCTTGTATCCTTCCTCACGGGCAGCAGCAATCCGTCCGTGGCCGACGAGGATGTTGTAATCCTGATCGATGACCGCAGGGCTTACGAATCCGAACTCCCGGAGGGAGGAGCGGAGCTGCGCGATCTGTTCTTTACTATGTGTCCGGGCGTTCCGGGCATATGGCACCAGATTGTCAATCGGTACCTGTTCAAGTCTTTGTGTGTTCATTTACATTCCCTTTCTGGCACGAAGCAGTCTCTCCATCACGTCGTCCTGCGGATTCGCGCCGCCATACTCGGTGGAGCAGTTCTCCTTCACGATCTGGAAGATCTCGTCCCACAGGCGGTTCGCCTGATTCATGTAGTTGATGCCGATATTGATGAACGGCGACGGGATCGGCTTTCCGGTCGTCGGATGCTTGCTCAAATATCCGAGCTTGGTCGTCATTTCCTCGCACTGAATCCAGCGCGCCGAGCACATCGCATAGCGTTCCAGCAGCTGCGGCGATACGGCTTTCGCGACGCCGAGCTTGTCGAGCCATTCCCAGGTCTCTCGGTAGATGTCAGCCGCCTCCAGAGTGGAGCCATCATGCTGACGCGCCGAGAGGAACTCGTGCGGTTCTGGCATGTCCTCGCCCTCGGTGTCCGGGATGTCGAGCACTTCGAGCTTTCTGCCGCCCGGATTCCCGGCCTCGAACTTCTCCTTGACGGCGGTTTTCTTCCGGCCAGCGCCGGGACGTCTGCCGCCGCGACCGCCTGTGTTATTCGATTTTGTTGGCATTTCGTCACCGCCTTTCATGCGCACACGCGCGTAATAGATATAAGGACCGGGTTATTACCCGTTTGATTTCGCTTTTTTCGCACAGAAAGCCCCGCGCCGTTTTCCGGGAGGCCGCCTCGTAGAGATTCCGACCGCCCCTGATCCGTACCCCGAAATTTGGACAGTCATTGATTGAAATTCGAGAGTGTGAAATCAAAATCATCACACAAATCGCAGAGTTGGAAATCA